CGTGTTGTATTTACACAGATATATTGCGATATATCTGTGTATGTATTACATGATTGTTTTAATAATTATTTCAATTTTATTATTTATATTTTATATAATTTTATATTCCAGTCGTAAGGAGAGTTACGTCTGATCTTCTTGAAAGCGAAGATTTAAAGCATGATTTCCTTTATAAAAGAAGGTAGAACCTATATTTATAAAGTATATAAACCTAAGGGTTGCGCCGAACAATGGGTTAAATAGCTACTTAAACAAACCGCGTAATGCACTCATGGAATTTACAAGGAAAAAATAGTTGGAGTCTATCTCTCCACGGATCTACTCGTTCCGAAACCCGAGTTCTTAGCACGGAAGTACGTTGTAAAGCCAACGATGAATTGAATACATCAAATGAAAGAGAATTGAGAAAAATTATTGAACACCTTAAAAACAAGGGAGAATTAGATAATATTGTATTCAAAAATATTAGTAATAAAAGTAAAACGAATAGATTTTTCTTAGATTATTCGAGGAAAATTTTATATTTTATGCCTCATGATCAGATAGCGAAATGGATGTTATCTAAATACACTAATTATAGTTTTAATAAAATAGAAAAGAGCGATTTTAATTTATATATAGTAACACCTAGCATTCAAACTCAGGGTGTATTTGATGCTATAGGAGATTTATTTTCGTGTGTGACCAATATGACACGATTTTTATATAAAGCAGCCCAAAATTATAAAAATCCTTATATGGTATCATGGATAATGGACGTGCTTACTCTTGTTATTGAGCTTAATGATCCTTTCTTTTGGAGACCGATAAGCATGTTTAAATTTTTAATACGCATATATTCAGCAATGATGCGATATACAGAATTTAAAAATAACACTTTAAGGACACAATCATTAACAGATTTAACAGATATAGATTCTATGATAATTATAATGTCTCTCTGGGGCTTACCAGATTCTATAGTAAAGGCTCTAAAACAATTGGCGCTAGTGACAAATAAGAAGCTGCTTGATTCACCAAATATTTTAATAGATTTGATACAAAAATTTTTAGAAATATTATATGATATTTTAATATGGTTAAAAACAAAATTAAATATTCCATTATTGTCCGAGTTTTTGGAAATATTACTTTATCCTTTACAATTCGTTAGCGGATTAAAACTGACAAAAGAGATGTCAGATATTACCATGACGTTTCAAAAAGATGCTCAAAGAATGTTTGATCCAGTATTTAGAGAAAAAATTATAGTTTTATATGGCAACATTAAAAGTAATGTTTATATTCAGTCTTTATTAGCAAACCCCGCGTATAAGATTTATGCAGTACAATTTTCAATACTAGAAAATATGTATAAAATTAGTATAAATTTCAACACTACCGCACGTGTAGAGCCAGTGGGAGTAATCTTTGAAGGCAAACCAGGATGTGGTAAGTCTACTATGATGAACAAATTCTGGGAATTTATGAATTCCAAAGGTAAAGATGTTTACAATCACTCATGTCCTCCAATTAATGATGGTAAAAATTACCACGATGATTATGTAGACCAATTTGGCTATAATATGGATGATTTAGGCGCAAGAGATAAATCTGAATTAAGACATCTTATTAATTTTATTTCATGCGTGAAATTTCCTTTAGATTGTGCTCAGGTTACCAACAAGAACACGAAGTTTTTCACTAGCAAATTACTAACTTGTACCATGAATCATTTTTCAGATATTACATCGTTCACTAAGGCAGATTGTATATCTGAACCTGAAGCTTTGTTTAGAAGAGTTCATGTGTTTGATTTTGATAATTTTCATTTTACTGATGGTAAAATAAAGGGAATTATTAAATATAAGAAATTTGATCATATAACACATCGATGGTATGATAAGTTTATAGGACCTAATAAAGAATGTCCATTTTCGCCAAGTATCGAGGTTAAAGAATGGGGAGGGCAAAGAGAAATAAATCGAGTTGTAGCTTGGTTATACTCAGTGATAAATTATTTTTTAAGTACACAAGAAAAGATTTTTACCGTTAATACTTTAAGTGGTAATGATATTGAAGAGATAAATAATTATGTGTTAGATATGCAACCTCCGCAAGTTGACGAAGATGTATTTTTCGATGGAAGGTCTGATAATATGTGCCAAAGAGTTCAAGGTATTACTGATTGGACACAATTCTTATGGCAGATAGGATCATATTGTGGAACTGTTTTAGAAGAATTTTTATCGTATTGTTCAGTTTTTTATTCTAATATATTAAATAAGTTTACTACATCTTTTAATGATCTAAATGTGAGTGAATGTTTTATCAAGATTGGTATTAGTGTTTGTATGGGGTTGATATCCGCATATACTACTCAGAAACTTAAAGAGTTGATATTAGGAAAATCGGTATCTAATGATACACTTAGTGATATAAATTACAAAGCAATACGAGATAATTTGATCAATGATTGGAGAAGAGCTCACTCATCTTTACAGAGTAACAATACTCAATTGTCAACAGACAATGATACCCTTAATACCATATGCAAAAAAAATGAAATAAGCACACGAATTTCATCGATTAAAAACAAGATGAGAGTCCTTCAAATGATAAGCTCTGATGGATATCAAAACGTATCTCAAGTTGTAATATCTGGTCGTAGAGCTATAGTTCAAAGGCACTCTTTTACTACAGATACGGGATCTGTTAACATTTTTAAAAACTGGGAATGCTTATCTAATAATAATATGGAATGCAATTTAATTCCTTTTAAAGTAATTAAAAAATGGGATGAATTTGATTTAGCTGTGGTAGAATTTAAGATGCCTGTTCCATTATATAAAGACGCTACACATAGTTTGTTTTCGAACGATTTAGATGATGAACAATTGTTGAGAGCTAGAAAACTGTACTACGTGAATTGTGAATATATTGTTCCTTTAGACAATAATTTCACAGTAAATCAAGATGCATTTCAAGTTAGATCAGCTATAGGAGTTGAACAATATACCGTTCCTTCACAATCTGGAATTTTTCACCCAATTTCATCACCTGGACTGTGTGGTAGTTTAGTTATAGATTCTGAAATTGGTTTGTGTGGAGTTCACGTAGCAGGAGGCCCGAGTGCAGGCTTCGCTTTTGTTTATCCTAAAAAGATTCTTAAGGAATTGAAAACTTTGTTAACTTTTAAGAGTAGCGTACATTTAGATATTAAAGATAACGTACATGATAAAGGGTTTTCAGGATTAAAATATTATAATGACGTTTTTCCTGCGAAAGTTCCTCTGAAAACTACTAGCTTATCTAAAACAGAATTGCATGATATATTAGAAGAAGAAGTACAAGATGTAGGAGAAAAGATGCCTCCTAATTTTAACGTATACGGAGGTAAGACCTTATCCACTCTTGCAGAAAAATCATTCAAACCTATACCTTATATTGACAACAAGGCTATTGAGTTTGGGAAAAAATGCATAAGACAATTTTTAATAAAATTTGATGATTTAACTGATTATGCCGTGATCAGAGGAGATAAAGAATTTGAATTGTCTGCGTTAAATAAAGATTCTGTAAATGGTTTTGGGTACGGAAAGGAGAAGCACGATTATATTGACTTTACTAATGGAAAAGTTACTAACGAATTTGGGAAAATATTAAATACTTTTATACAAAATTGTAGAAATGATAGTTTAGAAATTAAAGATTTATTGTTTTACGAAGCTATGAAAGATGAGCTTAGACCACTAGAAAAAGTAGATAAACCTAGAACATTTAGGGTTGCTCCATTACATCATACTTTTTTAGTAAAGAAATTCCTTGGTAAATTATTTATACATTGTAAAAGTAATATGTGGATAAACCAGATGGCCTTGGGAATGAATCCATATAAAGATTGGGATACATTATATAAGAAATTGAAGCAATGTTATATAAATTTTGATGGAGATTTTGGCAAGTATGATGGTGCAGCTCCAGCTCAAGTCCAGGATGCAATAGCTGATTTGATAGAAGAATTTTATGAGGGAGAAGAACCTGAAACATTACATGTATTGTTGTCATCTATGATTAGAACATTTGTCTTAATTAAAGAAAAGTTGTGGGTTACAACTCACTCTATGCCTTCGGGATGTTGGGTGACAGCATTTTTTAATTCTCTGTTAAATAGATTCCTTACAGCTATGGTATTATATACTGAAAAAGTAAAGAAGGGTGAAGAGCCATTAGTATCAGATTTTAATAAATTAGTAGATTTTGTTATGGGAGATGATAAAATATGTGGTGCTCCGTACGAATTGCGAGAGTATTTCAATGCTTTAACGGTTAAAGAATTTGTTGAATCCATAGGTATGGAATATACTGATAGTCAAAAAGGAGCTATTATTCAGGAATCTAAGATGTTACATGAGTGTGAATTTTTAAAAAGATCGTTTCGGTATCATGAAGGTATGGGAAAGGTAGTAGGACCACTTTCTATGAAAACTTTGATAAATACTCTAAGATATAGTGATAGAAACAAAGATTATGATACTGTGATGTCAGGTAAGATGACAGCTTTTCAGTTTGAGATATATTTGCATGAAAGATTAAATTTTAAAAATAAAATTATGCAAAAAGCTAAAGAAGCTTCGTTTTATTTTCCAGAATATTCCGATAGCCATATTAGAAAATCTATGGAAAATGATGAAACTTATGCCAAAATCATGAATGATTTAGGCAAAAACATTACCAGTTATTTATAATGATTGAGTCATGATGATCGGGTTATAAGAGACTTGCCTAGTGTCTCGCCATGCATCATGACAGTTAATTATAGGCTATAAGAAATTTTAATAGTAGTTTCTTTGTAATTTAATACTATTTCAATAAATAATAAAATAAATAATACAACTGAAGCCTTATGTGCTTCAAACATCGACAATGTCGATAAAAAATTTAATCAAGAAATTTGTTTTGACATGAAAATGAATCAAGAACAAATTAGTACATCAGTATCCACCATAAATACTAGAAATATATTATTTTCACCAGAGCATCACAATGAATATCCTATTTTAGATGTTCCGGAAGAATTCAGAATAGATACAAAACCATTTGTCAACAGGCCGTTTTTTGTAGAAAGTGTTTCTTGGTCTAATCAAGCGAAATATGCAGTTTTGAGTAATAATACTAAAGAATTGCCTAGACATATTTTTACATCTAATAAGTCTTTAGAAATGGCATTAAAGTTAGGAGCGTATTATAGATCTGATTTATATTTAAACATATCTGTTGCAGGTACCATAGGTCATTCAGGAACAGTTCTTGTAGGTATATTACCTCCGTTTCCTGAGGCGTTTTCTGCAGATGCTTTTCTTGTTAATACTTTAATGTCAGGCCCTCACTGTTTTTTAAATGCCAACGAAGCTACGTCATGTGCGTTACATGTGCCATGGTATTGCAATTCAGATTTAGATAGTTTAGACGTTACTAATACAGCTTTTGGGACAACTACGAGTGCTAGTGGAACTCAGAATACTCTTAACCCTGGCGATACTGCTACATTGGTGATGATGGTTTTAAATCCACTGTCCATATCTACAGGAGCATCAACTACTTTACAAATTACTATTGAAGCGTGTTTTTCAGCTTTAGATATATTTGTTCCAAGTCCTAGATTTGTCACTTATGTAACTCAAGGGATAGGCTTAAAATCTATTGCTACTGGAGCTATAGATTCGACGACATCCTATGTTAAGTCGGTTGTTGGAGATGCTATAGACACTATTAGAGAAGGTATTAGATATTACACAGGTTTACATAATCCTAACAATCCTTTAATCAGCAATCGTATGATTATAACACGTCGCAATTTTCCAAATTATACGACTTCTCCTCAATTTTTTGAGAAGTTAGATCCTTACCCGGATATAGATAGAATTGTAGACAGGCCTTTGTTCAATACGTCAGTAGATGAAATGTCTATTAGACATATAATCAGTAAACCTCAGTTCTTGGGTTCTATAGTTATTAATACGACGGATCCTACTGGGAAGTTATTGTGGTCACGTCCTATATCTCCATTTCAAGGAGGTTTAGCTGGAGCTGGAAATACAGTTAAAATCGCAAATAATATAGAACTGATGCATTTTGTATCTAGAGCTTGGAGAGGAAGTATCAAGATTCATATACAATCTGTGATGAATAATAAACAACAAATTAAGGTTAGGTTATTACAGTTATATAATCCTTCGAGATCAATTATGTCAGGACAAGTTCCTACTTATGCTGACATTTTGAGTGCTCCCTCACATTTATTAGAATTCACATCAGGAGGAGAAATACAGACTGTTACAATACCTTATTTGAGTAGAAATAGCTTAACGCCATGCTCCGTAGATATGACTACTGAAGCCTTATTTCACGGAATGTATTATTTGTATGTGGCTCAACCTTTAGTATGTTCCTCTGATTCTCCTACTTCAATCGCGTTGAACATGTACATGTCTTTAGGAGACGATTTTTCGTTTTATGGTTATGCAACTGAACCATGCAATTTATTGCCGTTTTCAACTACTACTCTTAGAAGTAAAGATGGAATAGAAGAACAAGAAAGCATTTATGAATCATTTAACAATACTTTGAGCAAATTTGAAGCTGATTTAGAAAAAGAGGAGAAAAATCATATCTTAGATGCGATAGTTGAAAACCTAGCTAAAGATAAGGCTTTCGATAATACATTTGCTCCTTCTCCATCATCACTCGTAACTCAAGGAATAGAGGTAATGAATCAACCTCAAGATGATAATACTTTGATTAAAAGTGATAATTCTATTAACTATTCTCCTAAGCATCAAGAAAGGTTATATGCACCTATTGATATTAGACCTTTAATTAGGAGAATGTATCAAGGAGAAACTGTGACTTTACCAGTTGGTATAAATGGCATAGATTTAGCAAAGCTTATAGGAGAAAGAATGCTGAGTACAACCGATTATACTCCTTTACAACTGGTTAATCATATGTATTATGGAAAACACGTAGGACTCAAAATTAAATTAGTATGTAGATCAGATTCCATTTCAACAGTATCAAATTCTTTAGCTATATATTACGTTCCTCCTCAGACTAACGTAGATTCTTCAGGAGGTGCAATCAGGAAATGTGGTGTTTCTCCGATTAATAGATTTTCTCCTACTCCAGTATTATCTACTAGCTGTGGATACCCAGTCCCATTTTTAGAATGTAGTAATGATACATTAGAGCATGTATCTATTTATGAGTTTGTCATTCCTAATACGTCTCTTTATAAGTTTATAGGAGGTCCTGAGAAATACACTTCTGGGGCTAATACGTTAGCTATTTCAGATATAGGTAATCTTATATTGTTTAACAAAGCTGGTGTTATGGTCACTATGTATTATTCTTTCACGGATGAATCTAGATTGGGATTTCACACTGTGGCTCCTATTTTTACACCCTGCTTAACTGCAGGAACAACGAACAAAGCGTCAGTTTATATTGGTGCTTCTGGATCTTCGATAGGTTCTAGTATTTCGGCCGTTCCAGTAACTGCTCTATATTATACTAAAACTACTTAAATTATATTATTTTATATACACATAATATTTACAAACATATTAAGTCCCACGAGGCATACACTTCAACTTTAAAATTGGGGTGTATAAAAACTAAATTTTAAAGTTTATGCGCCTCGATGGGCATACATTTTTAAACACC